TTTTTTTTTTTTTTTTTTTTTTTTTTTTTTTTTTTTTTTTTTTTTTTTTTCTTGTAAAGTTGTTGGTGTTCCTTGCTAATCACCCGTCAACTGTGGCCATCTTATTGCCTACTTATGCAACATCGACTGCGATAAGCGCCTCGGCTGTACTCCCGCCTATTTTTGGTGGAACATAGGCTGTATTCCCTTTCACATTCTCAGCTTTGCCGTTCTTGCCGACCCTCACCCACCTGTCACAGTAATCAAGACAAGACTGGGCTACACGGGCATAAACATCAACAAGATCGTCATAATTAATGCTGTACACTTCATCGAGAAAGTCAGAAAATTCAGAGACAGAATGAGTCGTGGTACTATCGACTAATTTAGTCACGTTGTCTCGCCCCCCCATTTCACGCAATTTTGTACTACGTGCATCGAGGTAGGGCTTATCGGAAAGTGCTTCCGAAGTTCTAAGCAATAAGTCTTTTATTCCAGGCACGTGTCTATGTTCATAGGCGGCACAAAGATACTTGCCGGCCATGTAATCACGGTCATTGACCTGCTGGTTCCTATTTGGACGCAGATTCAATTTTGCTATAACGCGCCCGAATTGCGGGACGGGACGACAACCAATCGCACTACGCACATACCTCTTCCTGTAAAATGTAGCGTGGTGTCTGCCAACCTGGGGAATGACCTCGGCCTGCATACCGCTTGCCTCAGTCACTGCTTCAACCCCAGCTTTGAATTTTTCCGGGTCACCATCAATGTAACCCAGATAGTCGTCCCCACCATGTATGTTTGTGCTGTGCTCTATCTCGGCTCGCTCCAGCGATGCCTGCACTTGCGCCATGCTTACATATGAATTGCCAGTGGTAGTGGTTGTTTCCCCAGACCACCGCTGACCATCGACCTCCGCGGAGACCCCATACCGGGTCCACACGTTAACCTTAACAGTCTTAGCAAACTCGCGCACAAACCAATCAGGTGCACCCAATTTCTTATAGAACATCGCTTCATACTTGCGAAATTCCTTAGATTGACTCCCATCATTGTTCTTCATGTCGCTCTCGATTGGATAACCGCCGCTGCTCTCCATAATGTCACCCAACTCCTCACCACTAACGCCACAGGCATAAACGACACGGTTACCTGTATTGAGTGGATTACGGAGTGAGAACACTTCTTTCATCCTGTCGTTAAGTTCCATCACGACAGGACCCGTTAGTGCATTATACAAATCGGTTCCCTGATATATAATGCGCGGTTGAGCGCGGTGTTCCTTCAAGAGCACTTCTTGCTTCGCGAACACATGTTTTGTTCCCATGTCACTGCGCCATTCATCTCCTTCCAACGCCTCCAACAAACGCTGCGCCTTACTGCCATCACATGTGACAAGGTACTTCTCAATGAGTTCCTTGTCAACTCGAATCACTGACAATGGTTTAAACTTCGCCATGATCAACTCGTGACCACGCTTAAAATCAG